GTAATTTTACAGAGTATTTGGTAAATACATATAACAATTAAAGCTTTTTTGGGAGACAGAACATGGCATTAACATCACCAGGAGTACAGGTTAGCGTAGTAGACGAAAGTTTCTACACTCCAGCTGAACCAGGTACAGTTCCAATGATATTTGTTACCAGTGCAGAGAATAAACTTAATCCTGCTGGAACAGGTATTGCACCAGGAACACTAAAAGCAAATGCAGGTAAACCTTACTTACTAACATCACAAAGAGACCTTGCAGAAACTTTTGGCGATCCAACATTTATTACAGATAATAGTGGCGCACCGATACACGGTAGCGAACTTAACGAATACGGTTTACAAGCAGCTTACTCATTGCTTGGCGTAAGCAATCGTGCATGGGTAGTACGTGCAGATGTTGACACTAACCAACTAATTGCAAGCGCAGACGCACCAGCAGGCGACCCAGCTGACGAAACATACTGGTTAGACACAAGTACAACAGCATGGGGCATTTTTGAATGGAACGGCAATGCTGCTACAGCAACAGGCGGTCAAAGCTTTACAGCAAAAACTCCCAGAATTTTGACTGTTGACGAAGTAGCAGGCGGCGAGCCAAAATCAACTATAGGTAAAGCAGGCGACTATGCAATTGTTGCTACAAATGTAAACAACGACTTATTTTATAAAAACTCAAGCGGAAGCTGGACAAAAGTAGGTTCTACAGCTTGGGAAGAAAGTTGGCCAGCAGTTACAGGACAACCTGCATATATCGGAGACGGCGGCTCGGGCTTTGGAGCAGGCGGTACACTAAGAGTACAAGGTACTACTGTTAACATTGGTGGCACAACTATTACTGATTTGTATAATGCATTAAACACTGCGTTCGCAACTAACTCAGGTACATGGGCAACAGGATTGTCAGTAGAGTTAGTAAACAATATGGTCAAAATTTATGCTACAAGTGAAGCCAAGTCAAACGGTACAGATGTAGACGGAATATTGTATATCCAAGAAGAAGATTCTCCAACTCCTAACGTAACAATTGAAGCGTTAGGCTTTGTTGAAGGAAAGTATTCAGCACCAAGAGCGCAAATGAGTGCGCATACTAGTGTTCCAGAATTTTATGCAACAGATTCAAGTCCTGCACCATCAGGATCAATTTGGGTTAAAACAACAGAACCAAACCAAGGTGCAAGATTTAGAGTTAAAAAATACAACGGTGCTACAGAGCTTTGGGAAGATCAAAGTGCACCAATTCATAACTCAGCTGCTGCTGCACTTAAAGCACTAGACTCAGACGGTGGACTAAACATTGGCGCAGGCGCACTATTTGTACTTGCAAATCCAGATGCAACTGATCCTGTTTCAGTAGGTTATAAAATTTATAGAAGAGAAGCACTTGGCGCAGCATCTGCACAATCAGATCCAGTTGCAGCACAGCTTTCACCTGCAACTACATATTCTTTCAAAGTACAAGAAAGTGTTCCAGGAAGCGAAACATTAAGTACTGCAATAACAATACAATTTACAGCCGCAGGCGATGATACGGACGCTGATACTATTGTAAATGCTATTAGTGCAGCTGGCTTATCATATGTTGTTGCAGAAACAAGTGCAGACAACAGAGTAGTAATTACTCATGACAAAGGTGGCGAAGTTGTATTTGAGAACGTAGACGCAGGTGGTTCTGCATCACTGTCGGACAGTTGGTTTACTAAAATCAATTTTGACGATAGTGTAAACAATGTTTACGCTGAGCCAGCAGATGCTACAGGAGACTTTAGACTAAGTCTTTGGAAGTTCTTAAGCTACGAAGCAAGTACTGATGCTCCATCAACACTAACAGCAAACGGTGCATTATGGTATAGCTCAGTAGTAGATGAAGCTGATATTATGGTACACAATGGAACTACTTGGGTTGGATATAAAAATTACTATCCAAATACAAGAGCAGAAGGTCCATTTGTTACAGCTTCAGAGCCTACAGGCGCTGTAGAAAATGATCTATGGATTGATACTTCAGACTTAGAAAACTATCCTTTAATTTACCGCTTTAATGCATTAGGTAAATGGGAATTAGTCGATAACGGTGATCAAACAACTTCAGCAGGTATTGAGTTTGCTGATGCAAGAGCAGGAACAAGCGGCGGCACAGCAAATACTGCACCAAGCGGTACAATTTCAGAATTACTAACAAGTAACTTCTTAGACTTTGATGCACCAGATCCAGCACTATATCCAAGAGGTATGTTGTTATTCAATACACGCAGAAGCGGATTTAATGTAAAGCGTTTTGAGCGTAACTATATTGATACAACTGCTGACAACGGTCGTCAAGGCGATGTAAGCATGACAGCATACTATCCACATCGTTGGGTTCTTGAATCAAGTAACCAAGAAAATGGTGCAGGTAGCTTTGGACGTAAAGCACAGCGTAAAGTTGTTGTACAGGCTCTACAAGCAATGGTTAACTCAAATGATGAAATCAGAGATGACGAATCAAGAGTATTCAATATGATGGCAACACCAGGTTATCCAGAACTAATTGGTGAAATGATCAGCTTAAACTATGACAGAGGCTTAACAGCATTTATCGTAGGCGATTCGCCTGCAAGATTAACACCTGATGCTACATCACTTAATGAGTGGGGCACTAACGTTAACCTAGCAGTAGAAGATAACGATCAAGGTCTTGTAAGTAGAGATGAGTACATGGGCATTTACTATCCATGGGGCTTTACAAGTGACAACGCAGGTAACAATGTTGTTGTTCCTCCAAGTCATATGATGCTACGTACAATTGCACTAAGCGACGGTGTTAGCTTCCCATGGTTTGCACCAGCAGGTACAAGACGTGGCGGCATTACAAATGCAAGTGCAACAGGTTATATTGATGCAGAAGGCGAATTTGTAAGCATTGCACTTAACGAAGGACAGCGTGATACACTATATGCACAGAACATAAACCCAATTACGTTTATTACAGGTGCGGGCCTAGTTGCATTTGGTCAGAAAACCCGTGCAAGAGGCGCTAGCTCATTAGACAGAATTAATGTTGCTAGACTAGTTGTATACTTACGCAGACAGCTAAATCAACTAGCAAAACCATATATCTTTGAACCAAATGATAAGATCACACGTGATGAGATTAAACAACAAGTTGAATCTTTATTACTTGAGCTTGTAGGTCAAAGAGCATTATATGACTTCCTAGTAGTTTGTGATACCTCAAACAATACGCCAAATAGAATTGACAGAAACGAATTGCACATTGATATTGCAATTGAACCTGTTAAGGCAGTTGAGTTTATCTACATTCCACTAAGATTGAAAAATACTGGTGAAATAGCAGGTCTATAATAGGATAAATAAGTATACTAGGAGCAATATAAAATGGCAATATCAACACTATCAAAAATTACAGTACCATTAGCAAGTGATCAGAGTTCTTCAACTCAAGGCTTGCTAATGCCTAAACTACAATATCGTTTTAGGGTTACACTGGAAAACTTTGGTGTAACAACTCCTACAACTGAACTAACAAAACAAGTTGTAGATGTTACAAGACCAAATCTTTCTTTTGAACCTATTACAATTGATGTTTATAACTCACGTTCTTACCTAGCTGGTAAGCATACATGGGAACCAATCACTCTTAACTTACGTGAAGATGTTGGTAATAATGTACAAAAACTAGTAGGCGAACAACTACAGAAACAATTTGATTTCTTTGAACAGTCAAGTGCAAGTTCAGGAATTGACTACAAATTCACAACTAGAATTGAAATTCTAGATGGCGGAAATGGAGCAAATGATGTAACTGTATTAGATACATTTGAACTTTATGGTTGTTTTGTAGAAAGTGCAAACTACAACACATTAGCATATGCAACTAATGACCCTGTAACAGTAACACTAAGTATTCGTTACGATAATGCTATCCAAACTGACGATGCAGGTGGTGTTGGTACAGCAGTTGGACGTAGCACAGGTACGTTAATAACAGGCGGCGGCGCATAACTTAGTTGATATTGCTTCTATAACTTGAAAAGGACCCTTAGAGGTCCTTTTCTATTATATACGCACTTTAAAATAATAGATAAATATTTATATGGCAAATAAACTCAACGGATTTTTACAAAATATTGGCAATGGCATCTTAGAGCCTAAAGGAGATATGGCCGACTATCAACATGCTAGTAGGCTGTACGTCAACGATACATTTAGACTTGCTCCTAAGGCTAAATTCCTTTATCATGTTGTTTTTGATTTAAATCCAGATGCTGTGAAAATACCGCAGCTAGACAACAGACACAAAGCAGAAATAGGAATGCTTGTTAAAAGTGTAGACTTACCTAAGTACAGCATGTCTGTTGAAACTAAACAAAAATATAATAGAAAGAAGAATGTACAAACTAGATTAGATTATGATCCAATTAATATGACGTTTCATGATGATAATTTAGGCATAACTACGCTATTATGGGAAGCATATTATAGATACTACTTTAGAGACGGTAACTACGGTGCATATAATGCTGATGCTACACAAAGTGCAACAGTTCCTGCTTATGCAAAAACACCAACGGACAATACATATCAAAGTCCTTTAAGAAATAGATTCCGTTATGGTTTAGATAACGATAGTAGTGTACCGTTTTTTAATAACATACAAATTTTTCAATTAAGTAGACAAACATATACTGGATTTATGTTAGTAAATCCTATAATTACTTCGTGGCAACACGATACAATGGATCAAAGCGACAACGGCAGCAATCCTGCAGAAAATAAAATGAGTATTGCATATGAGTCTGTGTTGTATAGTAGAGGACCTGTGTCAGTTGGTTCTCCTAAAAACTTTGCAGAATATCATTATGATAATGCACCTAGTCCTGTAAGCCTAGCAGGCGGCGGAACAGCAACTTTGTTTGGTCAAGGAGGAGTTCTTGCAGGTATAGGCGATGTATTTGGTAGACTAGGCAGCGGTACTGCATTTACAGATGTAAATGGAAACTTTAGTTTACTTAATACTATAGATTTTATTCGCTCTGCTACAAATACATTTAAAAATGCTAAAGACTTGTCTTCAAGTGGTATTAGACAAGAAGGTATAGAATTGCTTACTAGTACAGTAACAGGACTATTAAGTAACTCTAGTGGTGTTGCAAACACTATATTCCCTACAGCAGGCACAATTTCAAATACTACTAGCGCCAACGGAGTTAGAACAACTAACAATATATCTAATTTAAGCACAAACACATTAGTCGATTCGCTACA